GTTGCTTCCTATCGTGATTGAGGGGGTTGAAAAAGAATATCCATTCCTTCTGTTGAAAGGCAAGCAGGAGATTTTCTTCAACGAAAATAATACGGAGATTCCTGTTTCCGATGAGGAAATTCTTGAGGAATCCACGGAAATCGATAGGGAGCAGATTCTCCTTGATATTGAAAAATTGAAAAAGGATTCCGTTAGAAAGGCACAGGAAGAGCTTTCTCGTCATTTGGAAATCGTCAAGGAAAAAACCAAACGGGAAAAACAAAAGAAAGAAAAAGCTCTCAGGTTGTATCTGGAGTCCGCAAGGGAAAATCTTGTTGATGAATTTACAACAATCTCCCAGCGGATCAAAAAAGAGGTTTTCGATAAGAATGATGAGAAATATTCGGAAATTCGGGAAACGATTGATAACAGGATTGAGGAGATACGCAATTCCCTTGGGGAATCCTTGAGCAAGAATTTCCAGAAATCTTCCCAAATAATTGATAAGTCCATCAAGCAATTGGTCAAGGAATTATGGGAAAAGAATATCAATCCAAGGGTTGATAAAGAACTTCATAATATTGCAACCGAAATCCATGAGAAGGTTTCGGAGATCGACAAGAATCTCAATTCCAAGCTGGATAAAAAAGCTGATCGTTCTTTGGTTGAAGGTGTTAGCAAGGAAATCGATATCATTCGGGATGCCAACATTGAGCTTAACAATTCCCTGAACAAAGGCGTTCAGAAAGCATTGTCCCGCGTGGGGAACGTTGATAAGAAGATCGTGGAAATTTCCGAGAAATTTGATAGGAAAATCTCGGAAACGGAACAAGAAGTCACAGAATATTTCAATGAAAAGTTGACCTTGATTAAGGAAGAAACCATTGATATCACAGATGAAGCTAGAAAATATTTCCAAAATCTGATTCAAGAAAGCAGGGATGGATTGCTTTCTGAAATCCGCACGATCAAGAATGAGAAACCCGTTGAATACATTCTGGAAACCAAAAAATCCGGCAAGGTTGTCAAGGATTGGGATTCGATTGAGAAAGAATGGAACACCAAAATCCACGACAAGATTGAAAATGTAAAGACCGATCTTAGGAAATATGTGACGGTCTATGCCTCTGGTGGTGGAACCAATGCCACTCAATACCAAGATGGGGGAACGATGAATGGCGACCTGAACGTGACGGGTGCGTATCTTTCCGCTGGTGTCAATTTATTGGATATCTTTGGTGGTGGAGGTGGTGGATTGACAAATCCTGTGGAAGTGTTGGAATTTGACACCGCCTATGTATCAACTGGTAGCGAACCCGCTGGTAGCATGTATTGGAACCCAACGGATGAAACGGTTGATTTGGTTCATGATGGGGCTGTCCAACAAATAGGGCAGGAAATGTTCATCAAAGTCCGCAATGCTTCGGGATCAACTATTCAAAATGGAACGCCCGTTTATTTTGATGGGAGGCAAGGGAACCGCCCCAAAATCTATCCCGCGCAATCCGATTTGCATTCGACTTCTGCCGTAATGGGGATAACCACCCAAGACATATCCGATGGAGACGATGGATTTATCACCTCTTTTGGTTATGTGCGCCAAATCAAAACCAATTATTCGGGGGCTGGAGATTGGGGAACCACTTGGAATGAAGGGGACAACCTTTATGTATCAAAAACCATTACTGGCCAATTAACGAATGTTGAGCCTTCCGCCCCCCATCATTCAGATGTGGTTGGCCAAGTTGGGATCGTTGGAGCTTTGGGGGTTGGTTCTATTTTCGTAAGCATTCGTCACCATCAAGCTCTGGAAGATTTATCCGATGTTAATGGCACAGCTTTAACAACAACGGGACAAGTCCCAACATGGAACAATTCGTTAAGTGCTTTTGATTTCAATTACAATATCACGGATTATCTCCCTTTAAGTGGTGGCACATTATCTGGTAATCTTTCAGCAAATTCCGTTACGGTTACGGCGGCAGAGATTGGGCGCGATTTGGTTGATGCTGATGCCGTGGTATTGAATGGTGGTAGAAGCCTTTTATCAAGATTCTGGACTTATGTAAAATCCAAACTTGATCTTGGACAAACAGTTGGCGGCTCGTGGGCGTTTAGTTCCACCACCAGACCTACAAGCAGCGGAACGGGAACTCCCGCCTCCAATAGCTTGATTACCTTTGCAGACGCATTAACTCAATTGGATAGTCTTATAGGGTGGAATCTTATACCATTCAATGGTTCCACTCAAAATACTATTAATTTTGGAGGATCAAACTCATTATCATTGGGTGCTGTAAGCATCCAATTATTATCTGGGGCGACTGGAGTTACCGCTTCTGCGGGATATGTTTTTGGTAGCACAAATGGCCAAGGAATACTCACATACGAGGGAAGCGAAGGCACATTATTTTGGTCAAAACGATTAAAAGTCCGATTTGGCGTTGCGTTCGCAACTTTCGACGGCGATGCCGTGGGTTGGTTTTGGGTTGGATGCGATGCAACCTCGCCACCCTCTGGCAATGCTCCCCCAAATACGGTGCGGGGATATGGGTTAAGATTTGATAACAGCGGCGGAACGGTTCGTATCACTCCAGTAACACATGACGGAACAAATTACATCTACGGAACCCCTGTTACCCATACAAATACCATTTATACAATGGATATGTATTTAGGAACAATGAATGTTTATAACGCGGATAAAACATTAGTGGCTACCGTCTCAGGTGGTAGATTTGCTGATTCTTCTGCTAACAGACAAATCCAGCTTCACTGCCAAACAACATTAAATAACGGCGTTGGTAATAATTATTTTCGCTTGCGCGTCAACCAATTACAATTTAAATTCCTAGAATCATAAATATAAAAATATGTCACTCATAACCACCAAAACCCAATTACAAATTGATCTGGATGCCAAAGATGAATCCGTTCTTAGGTCTGCGGAAGCGATGCATCACACGGCAACTGTCATTAAAAATGAGAATATTAAATTCTGGTCGTTGCCCACTGATCGTTTATTAGCAGTTCTTAACTATAATATCCCCCAAACCTTATCGGTTTTCGCCGCCAATGCGCAAGCTGCTGTAGCGATCAATGCCCTATTGGATGCAGTTGATTCACCGCGCTTTTCCAATCGTTTGCCTACAGAAATGGGTAGGAGCGATGTGATGTTTGATGGGAATCAATTTGTGGTAATCCCTCCAGAACCACCAGAGGAACAGGAACCAGAAGAAGAATTACCCGAATAATCATGGGTTCTTTGGGATTATCAAAACGGAACAAGAAGTTCCACCAAGGATTTTATGTTCCAAAAAATATTCAAAAATATGTCGGTAAAATTGATAACATCATATACCGATCTGGTTTGGAATTGAAGTTCTTCCGCTTCTGTGATAATAATCCAAATGTGGTGGAGTGGGGAAGTGAGGAAATCGCCGTGCCTTATTTTGACACGTTGCAGCGCAAGCAGCGTAAATATTTTATTGATGCTTATGTGAAGATACAGGAGGGCGATATTATAAAAAAATATCTGGTGGAAGTCAAGCCTTGGAAGCAGACGCAAGAGCCGAAAGCTGGAAAGGGTAAGAAGAAAGCCAATCTGTTGTATGAACAGGTCGCTTTCCAGAACTTACAAGACAAGATAAAATTTGCAAAAGAATTTGCAAAAAAACATAATATGGATTTTATTATAATCACTGAAAAAGAATTAAATTAATGTATTTATGAGGATGTGGCATTAAGTAATAATATGCCGAACAAAATAAATACCGAAATTTTCATAGAAAGGTCGAAAAATATACACGGCGATAGATATCAATATAATTGTTCGGAATATATAAATAGCCAAACGAAAATAAGCGTGCGATGCCCGATCCATGGTATTTTCACTCAAAAACCACAAGACCATATGAATGGGAGGGGTTGTGAAAAATGTGGGAAATTGATATGGGAAAATAAAGATAATCTCGAAAAAAGGTTTAATATTTTTGCTGAAAATGCGAATAGAATACACAATTTTAGATATAAATATATTTTAGAGTCGTATAATGGTACGCATAGAAAGGGTGATATTATTTGTCCAATACATGGAAAATTTACTCAATTATTAACAAATCATCTTAGCGGATCAGGTTGTGTTAAGTGTAGTAAAGAATCCTATAGAAATAAAAGAACATTCACCGATAAAATTTTTACAGAAAAAGCCATTGAAAAACACGGCAATTTTTATAATTATTCTTTAATTAATTACACAGATTCCCAATCTAAATTAGAAATTATTTGTCCAATACATGGCAAATTTACACAGAAAGCAAATGCACATTTAAACGGTGCTGGGTGTGGGAAATGTGGAAAAATTAAAAAATCTAACAATAAAAGTAAAAATTATGATTGGTATGCCAAATGTGTCAAATCACATGGAAATAAATATAATTATTCTATGGTGGATTATGTGAAAAACACGTCCCCCGTTAAAATTATTTGCCATAAACATGGAATGTTTATGCAGACTTTACATAGTCATATAAAAGGTCGGGGGTGTCCTTCATGCGGAGTGACAAATTCCGATATGGAAAACTTTGTGGAAGAAGTGTTGAAAGATAATTCAATTGATTATGTTAAAAATGATTGGAGCGTTCTCAAAAATTTGGAGTTAGATTTTTATATACCAAGTATGAAAATTGCGATTGAGTGTAATGGTAATTACTGGCATTCTGAGACATCTGGTAATAAAGATAAAGATTATCATCTTGATAAAACAGAAAAATGCCTAGGTGTCGGTATTAAATTATTACACATTTTTGAAGATGAGTATATAGAGAAAAGGGAAATAATTAAATGTAAAATATTAAACGTTTTAAATTTAACCAAATATAAAATTTGGGCTGAAGAATGTTCTATTGAACGGATATCTGAAGATATTAAAGATAAATTTTTAAACAAATATCATATACAAGGAAGTGATAAATCTGATTACATGTATGGACTATTCTATCGAGATAGAATCGTTGCGGTTATGACGTTTTGTGGTGCAAGTAATTCAAAAAATAGAGTATTTGATTTTTCTAGATATTCATCATTGGGGAATTTTGATATTGTTGGTGGTGTTGATAAGTTATTAACATTTTTTAAAGTGGTGACAAACCCATCAAAAATTATTTTGAGTGTGGATAGGAGATTTTCAGACGGTGATCTTTATGAAAAAATTGGATTTGAAAGAGTTTCCACCACACCACCCGATTATTGGTATCTAATTAGAAATGGTAATTACTTCACTAGAAAATATAAATCGGAATTGGATAATATGAAAACCTACAATTTTGATAGAATATGGGACTGTGGTATGATTAATTATGAGATGTTTTGTTGAAAAAGGAGTTAAATTAGTAGATTTTACATTATTAAGCATAAATACAAATATGCTTAAATTAAAGTTGATTGCTGAAAATCCTGATGTGTTTGATAACTTTGAAGTTATTGAAGAACAATCAAACAGAAACAGTGCATCCAACCTATATGTGAAAGGTCCGTTTATAGGCTGCAACGCCGTTAATAAAAATAGGCGTATGTATAAATTGGACGACACTAGAACAGAAGTCCAACGATATGTTAATGAAATGGTCATGCCGGGACGCGCCATGGGAGAACTCAATCACCCATCCAGTGCTGATGTAAATCTTGAAAGGGCTTGCCATTTGGTTACGGAACTATCGGAAGTTGATGATTATTTCATCGGTAAAGCAAAAGTTCTTTCAACACCAACGGGTCAAATCCTCCGTTCTCTCATCAACGATGGGGTCAAGATCGGAATGTCCACCCGTGCGCTTGGTCAATTGATGGAAAATCGTGATTACAACGTTGTTCAGAATATGCACTTGGTAGCCATTGATGCTGTTGCTGATCCATCCTATCCAAAGGCTTTCGTTAATGGGATTTTGGAAAGCAAGACTTTTGTTCTGGATCAGGACGGTTCATTTGAAGAGATGTATGAAAATTTTGGAAACGCTCTCAAAACCCTACCCAAACATGACACCGATAATTATCTTCGCGCACAGATCATAAAATTTATCAATTCAATCTAAATAATATCATGGGTAAAACATATAAAGATTTGAAGAAACAGGGTAAGCATGTTTTTGATGGACCGAAGGTGAAGCAGCGCAAGCATTTCGCCCCGGCAACCAAAACGGAAAGGCCAAAAAAAGGCAAGGGATCGTATGATCGTGGGGAAGCTTTTGATGAGGATGAAGAAAAAAAGGATTGTTGGGATGGTTATGAAAAGAAAGGCACCAAGAAGAAGGGTGGAAAGACCGTCAACAATTGTGTGAAGGAATCCACCAATCTATCCAAATTCATTGAGGCTATCATGACCAATAATCATGCGGAAGCCCACAAACATCTCAAACAGGCGGTGAACGACAAAATCCAGAACCGAATTGCCCAAGAAATCGACAATCCTTTGTTCTGATTTTCAAAAAATTCATACTGAATCTCTAAATAATAATATGAAGAAAAAAAGCACGAACCTTTTCTCGGAAGACATCCAAAAAAGCCTTGGACTCAGCGACGAATCCGTAAAAGCGATTCAAGAATCCCTTGAATCCAAGATTGATCTAGCAGTAGAAGCAGCCCTTTTGGAACAGGATGAAGTATATGCATCCAAGCTCCAAGCTGCGTTTGTATCCGTTGACAAGGATCGCACTCTCAAGATGAAGAAGATCATGGAAGCATTTGACAAGAACGCCACCGCAAAGCTCGCCAAGGTCATCAAGAAATATGAGCGCGAGCAAAACGGCGATCTTCTCAAGTTCAAGAAACAACTTACGGAATCCGTTAGTGCTTTCCTCGATGAGTTCATTGAAGAATCCGTTCCAACCAAGGATATCAAGGAAGCGGTTAGAAACAAAACCGCCATGAATGTTCTGGAAAATCTTAAAAAGGTTTTTGCAATCGATCTCGCTGTGATGAAGGAATCCGTTTCCGGTGCAATCGTGGAAGGCAAGAGCGAAATCGACAAGCTCCGCAAGAAAAACGAAGAGCTTGAAAAGAGCATGAAGATTCTTACTGAATCCAAGAACAAGTCGGAAGTCAAGCTTTTCCTTGAAGGAAAGACTTCCAAATATCCTGAAACAAAGAAGAACTTCGTCAAGAAGGCTCTGGGAGACAAGTCCCTTCAATTCATTCAGGAAAACTTCGATTACACCGTGCGTCTCTTTGAAAAACAAGAGAAAAAGCAACTGGAAACCATCAAGGAAGATGCGATCCAAAACCGCAAGCACAAGCCCGATTTTGTAAAAGAACAAAAAATTGTCACGGAAAAGGTAAATACTAATACGGATGAAGAATCTGATCCTTATGTGTCTGTTATGGATTCCATGACATTCCGTAAGTAAACAATTTCCACCCCGCACTATGAGGAAGTAATTCCTGAACAATGTGAATAGAAAGTCAAATATATGAATAATCTACCATCTACTGATATCCAAGGCTCCAAGATGCAACAAGCAGTTGCCAAGTGGCGTAAGGTTCTCGACTATAGCTCGGACTCGATCCCAGCTATTCGGAACGAACACGTTTACAAGACGACTGCCATGCTTCTGGAAAACCAAGAACAGTGGTGCTACCAAGAATCGAATACTGCTGCCTCCGGTGGTGTGTTCGGTGCAACGACTTCCATTGGCAACGGTATCGCTAACAGCGACTCCTATGCTACTGGCGATGCTCGTCTGCCAAAGATTCTGATTCCTATGATTCGGCGTACTTTCCCAGAACTGATCTCTAACGAAATCGTGGGTGTTCAACCCATGGGTGGTCCAGTCGGACTTGCCTTCGCTCTCCGTTATGCTTATCAAGGTGATACCCTTGGTACTGATGGAATCGACGGTAAATCCTTCACCTCCACCTCTCGTGGTAATGGAACCCAAAACTACTCCGGTGGTGATGGACTCCCCGCCGACGAACTTGGTTATCAGCTTCTTGACACACGTTTCACTGGCACATCTGCTGCGTTCCTTTCCGGTCATGCCGAATGGACGTTTGCAGACCAAGACAAAGGTATTGCAGAACTCCTGAGTAACTACGAACTGACGGGTAAAATCCCTCAGATCGAACTCAAGTTCGAAAAGACCGCTGTTGAGGCCGGAACACGTAGGCTCGCTACCCGCTGGTCGGTTGAGTTGGAACAAGACATCAAAAACATGAACGGTATCGATATCGATGGAGAACTTACGAATGCTATGTCGTATGAAATCCAAGCCGAAATCGACCGCGAAGTTGTGATGCGTATGATCCAAACCGCCTTCAATGCTGGTGCTGGCGCAGGTTTCTCCATCTGGAGTCCTGTTAGTGCGGATGGACGTTGGACTGCTGAAAGGAATCTTACCTTCTATCAACGCCTTATTATCGAAAGTGGTCGTATGGCTGCTCGTAACCGTAGAGGTGCCGCTAACTTTGTTATCGCCACTCCCCGCGTTTGCAGCATCCTCGAAATGCTTCCCGACTTTAAGGTTTACGAAATCAACGGAACCGTTTCGACGGCTGGTGTTGGTATCGCTAAAGTTGGTACTGTTGGTAGCCGCTGGACTGTGTATCGTGATACTAGGACTGAAGTTCAGAACTCCTCTCTCTACTCGCCTAACTACTACACTGGCCAAACCAGTGGAGTTGAATACGCGCTGTTGGGTTACAAGGGTTCTGAATACTATGATACAGGAATAATTTACTGTCCGTATATCCCAATTATGGTGCAACGGACGATTGGCCCAAATGATTTCGCGCCCCGTGTTGGTCTTATGACCCGCTACGGAATTGTGAATAACATCTTTGGTGCAAATCTTTATTATCACCTTATCATTGTTAAAGGTCTTGGAACCGCGTTTACGCCCGGATCGGTCAGCACATATTTATAATTTATTGTAAATAGCTGACTGCCAAGCAGTTACGTCAAATCAATCTGAAACCGGAGGTGCCGAAGACCCTCCGGTTTCCTCGTTTTAAAAGGAAAACCCAAATCCAGATTCTTGCCGATCATCAAATTCCATTTTTGTAAATTTTCTTAACATCTTCCTACAATCATCGCAATAATCGAACATATCAGCGTCAGCTAAATAATCAGCTAGACTTTCTAATTGAGGATACCCGCAATCTTTCGGTATAACATAAGAAAAATCTTTGGATTTCTCGTGAAACACCATAGAACGAGTTATATCTACATATACACTATTCCATTTTTCCGCCAAATATCTCATAATAGCTACAAATCTATCCATCCCTCTTTTACTGAAATATGCGGGTGTTTTAGCTTTTGAGTCGATAAAACCATGAGGATAAATTAATGGAAGTTCTTCTGGATATTCAAATCCGAAAAACATTCTAAATGTATAATTATCAAGTTGGATGAAATATGGGATTCGAACAGACGTTGTTTTATCCATTTTCCAAATAGCTTGATCCTTTTTAATATCCCTATCCATCACAGCAATATCAGTGAAATGTGAATCACCATCAAATTCTACCCTATATGTCCGGTCGTTATGAGTAAATTTGAAATCTGATTTAAATCTTGTCCCCTCTATATTCACTTCAGATTCAACATCAAAATGTTTCGCCAGAATTTCCCCTAATTTTTGTTGTGTGAGATAATTTTTATTATTTATTTTCTTTTTCATGTTTTAATCATACCATATCATTATTATTTGTCAACCTCTCCCCACAAATCTCCCAATACTCCCGTTCCTTCTCAATCCTGATATATCCCCGCCCAAGGTTCTTCGCAGCAACCAAAGTTGAACCAACCCCTGCCACGCAATCCAGAACAACATCCCCTTCATCCGAGTAAGTGCTTACCAAATATTCCAATAGATCAACTGGTTTTTGGGCGGAATGTTTGCGGGAATAGTTATCCACACATTTGAAATCCAGAATATTATCGGGAAATCTAGTGGTCTTACCCCCTTCATAATCCCTAATATTAACACCGTGATAAGCGTTGCCATTGCTACAACCCTTGGCGGAATTGGTAGGAACATGCCCATCCGTGATTTGGGGGTTGTATTTCTTACCACCAAAGATGCAGATTTCCTCCACCTTTCTAATTGGCATTCTCTTGGCGTGGAAGAAATTCGTGCCTTGGTTCTTCCGCCAATACCAACAATATTTGAATTTTCTGATATTGGAATTGATGAGCATGGTGGTGAATGGTTGGCTACCGAAAATCGCCGCCACATAATCCTTTTTTCCGATTCTATCAAATTCTTTCCACAACAGATCAAATGATATAATGGAATCCCATTTTGGGGCTGTCATCCCATACGGCGGGTCAATGCATATGAAATCCACGCTCTTATCAGCAATATTTCCCATCAGTTCCAAACAATCCCCATACCAAATTTCTTGAATCATACCCAATCATATCATCTCCTCTAGATTTTTCAACCCATTTCACTAAATAATACCATGAGCATCTATTCGTTCCAAACCGTCCTCCTTTCCGCCCAAAAAACCGGAACTCCTAACCTTATCAACACTTCCCTATCCGCTACGGGTGTCACCTATCTCTCCGGTGCAAACGTTCTGCTTGCCACACGCCAAACAGGTGTCGTATCCCTTTCCACCACGGACGTAGGGCTTGCCTACACCCCCACGGAATTCTTCGTCACATCCCCATCTTTCTCCCTTGCCGCTTACCCAAACGTCACCGTGAATGTCCTTGGATCAGTGTTTAACATTCCAGCATCTCTCAATGGTGCGGAGATGGCAGTCGTCAACACGAACAATTCCTACTCAGTCTTTAAATTCCTTAGCTCTGTGACTACGGTTCCCGCTTCCGCATTCTCTGAGACTTTCTCGGTGTCCACGGCTGATACCCGTCGCAAGAGATTGCTCGGATATTAAAAAATGGACGGAAAGTGTCCGTTTTTGTATTTTTCAGCACACTTGACATTTGTTTTATGTGTGGTATCATGGTGACATGAAATGTCCATTATGTGATAAGAGCGATGAAGTGATGTCATACCCATCAGGAAAAACATATTGCCATGATTGTGGGGAATGGTTCATAGCCAAACACCCCACAATTAAAGATGAAAGTATAGGTGCATATAAATATATAAAACCAGAATTTTTGGAAAGAATCAGATCGCTGGTGGAATCTCATCCTCGAACAAAACTTCCTAAAACGCCTCCAGATGGTTTGCTCCACAGCATGGCGATCCGTTATGACCATGGTTTGGGACTTCCCGGATATTACGACACTATTCCAGATACGGACGAAGGGGCGCATGAACGCAAGTATCAAGCCACCATTAGAATTATGAGTCAGCTTTATGAAGAAGTTTCCGGTCATGGATTTTATAAATGGGAGGAATTTACAAATGAATAATTGCTACGTTCATCCGATTGGTGGTTTGGGAAACCAGCTATTCATCATTGCTGCTGGATACGCCTATGCCAAGAAGCATAACAAGAAGCTGATCATCGTTCCCGATAATTGGTTTGCTGGGCAAGGTAATAGTGTGTTATCCTATAAAGATACGATCTTTTGCAATTTTGAGTATGGTTCCTTACCATTTACCAGAGATGTCATTCCCGTGCATGAGCAAAGATTTAATTACAATGAATTACCTTTTGTCCATGGGAGTGTTTCCCTTCATGGGTATTTCCAATCCCTGAAATATTTCGAGGATGTTAAGGATGAATTTATATCTTTGTTAAATTTACCCGATATTGATAATACTTCTTTTAGGACTCAGAAGGGTTCCCATATTCCATTGATTGGTGTTCATATCAGACGAGGAGATTACATGCTTCATAGGAACATCCATCACGTTTGCAACACTGAATATTTTAATCATCTTTTACACGAATTTGAAAATTACAATCTTGTAGGGTTTACAGATTCCCCTGCTCATGTGTTGGAGGAATTTTCCAATTTTAAATTACAAATACCGATTTTCAATTCCGATCTGGATTCATTTACATCAATGAGTAAATGTGATATTATAGTAGGAAGCAATTCCACTTTCTCTTGGTGGGCATCTTTGATTGGTAGAAAAACCTGTCACTTTCCATCCAAATGGTTTGCCGATGGGAGGGAACATGGGGATATTTACAGAAAGGATATGATATTACACGATGTTTGATTCAATCAATCACATGCTATTTGATAAGAAAGGGGAGATGACCAACGAATTGTTGGAAGAGTTCTCCCCCTACATGGTGACTCGATATCTGAGTTTCTATGACGATGACCTGTTGAATTATGCCAACGAGACTGTAAATAAATATAATAGTATTTTTGAAAATGATGAAGAGCGGTTTCGGTTCTTTGAGAATGTGATCCCCAAGCTGAAACGGAAAAGAATTAATTATATTTCTAGAAAAAGAAAAGTGGGATGAAAGCTCTTGTAGTATGCCCAACTTATGGGCGAATCCCATACTTGGGAAGAATGTTGGCATCTTTTTTATCACAAGATTATGATGATAAAGAATTGGTAATTATCAATGATGATAAAAACGTCGAGTTGTGTTGTGATTATAAAAATGTAAGAGTTATCAATTGTGATGCGAGATTGACAGTTGCACATAAAAGAAATATTGGAGTGTCCATTGGAAATCATGATATCATATTTCCAATGGACGATGATGATATATTTCTATCAAATAGAATGAGTAATCACATCTCCAAATATGGTAATATAACAGCATATAGAAATGCCGCTTGTTATGTAATTTATGGGAATCAATTTATTACAGGAGGATCGTCTCCAAATGCGGTATCTTATTTAAAAAAATCTTGGCTTAAAATTGGAGGGTATAAAATGTTGGATGATATTAGGGCAGACGATACACATCTATACTTCGAATTGCGAGATAATGGAGGGTTACACGAGGTAAATGATGTGGATGATATTGATTTTGTTTATCATTTCGGGGGTGTAAATTATCATTTGTCATCCACCACTCAAGAAAATATCGAAAAAATAGCATACCAACAGTTGCAGCGCATGGATTTGGTTGATGGAAAATATTGGATAGAGCCAAACTACCATCAGTTGAAAAAGATCACAGATTTGGTAGATTTGTTTAAAACGAATAAAGAAAATATAAAAATTATTCATGGGGGGGATTGTGAATTTACAGTTGACAATGAAAAATAATATCTAAATATTCCCATGACAGTATCCATTGATAAGTTAGCACCCCAAAAATCCCACATTGATCTAAACGATCCCAACCTTCCCACTGACTTCGGAATGGATGATTATATCCTATCCCGTCTGATGGACGATGTGATGCTCGTTGAGTATTGTGACCTCGCCCAAGGAACCCAAGAATCGGGAGATTTCGTCCAGCGTGGTAGTCTTCTCATTCCAG